TTTCCCGTTGGTGGGATGCCTACCGCAAGCAGCTTGGCCTGAAAGACTTCTCTCCAAAAAGCCAGGATGCGGTGGCACTGCAGCAGATTAAGGAGCGTGGCGCTTTACCGATGATTGACCGTGGCAATATTCGTCAAGCAATCGACCGTTGCAGCAATATTTGGGCTTCATTGCCCGGTGCTGGCTACGGTCAGTATGAACACAAGATCGATAGTCTGATTGCCAAATTCAAAGAAGCTGGCGGGGTGGTTAATGAAACTTCGCTATAAGCTGGTTATTTCTGCTTTTCTCCTGACTTTATTCGGTTCTCTCGTCTGGTCAGCTAATCATTACCACAATAAAGCCATTGAATACAAAAAACAGCGCGACGAAAACGCTATGGCATTAGATTCGGCTATGGCGACGATCTCTGATATGCAGAAGCGTCAACGTGACGTAGCAGAACTCGATGCCAGATATACAAAGGAGCTTGCTGATGCTAACGCGACTATCGAAAGTCTCCGTGCTGATGTTTCTGCTGGTCGTAAGCGCCTGCAAGTCGCCGCCACCTGTGCAAAGTCAACGACCGGAGCCAGCAGCATGGGCGATGGAGAAAGCCCAGGACTTACAGCAGATGCTGAACTCAATTATTACCGTCTCCGAAGTGGAATCGACAAGATAACCGCGCAGGTTAACTACCTGCAGGAGTACATCAGGACTCAGTGCCTGAAATAATTTTTTTGCAAATCACAAAGTCCATTTAATGAGCCTCGCGATGCGGGGCTTTTTTATGTCCGCAGTAAACGCGCATCTCACGCGCATATTAACGAGAGCCTTTCAGTAAGCGAGCCTGAGAAATGCCGTTATAGGTGGCGACCTCTCTCGGGCGGCTTTTCTGTGAGACAGGCTCACTTTCTAAAAGGTAAAGACGCTATGAATCATCAATTGGCTAATCTAGATTTCCGGGACATGGTGGTTGTTTCTGGTGATCGCGTGATCACAACCTCCCGCAAGGTAGCAGCTTACTTCGACAAGCAGCATCACCACATCATTCAGAAAATCGAAAAGCTAGACTGTTCGGATGAATTTCTAACCAGCAACTTTTCGCGGGTTACCTATGAACACAAGGGTAATCAGTATGTTGAATATGAAATTTCCAAAGACGGCGCGATGTACATCATCATGTCGTTTACCGGCAAAAAAGCTGCCGCCATCAAAGAGGCGTTTATCAAAGCATTTAATTGGATGCGTGACAGGCTGATGGAGTTGGCTCACTCATACCAAAGAGAGCACAACGAGTTAATGCTGGAGTTCATGAAGGAAAAGGATGTTGCCAGTATGTCAGGACGCTTGCTGAACCGCTGGGGCAGGATCAAAAAACCGCAACTCATAGCAAGAATCGAAAGGCTTGAGCAGCAGGCGCAAATATCGATCCCCGGACTGCCAAAGTGACCATTCCAAAGCCCATCTACTGGTGGGCTTGATAATGAAACCGTGATTTACATCCCTCACAATCCAGGTATGTAAAAGCTGGATCATGCGAGAACGGATTTAACTAAATCTGTGCGCCACCAGTTAACGGCAGTACAGCGAAACAACCCAAGCCAGTAAGTGGGGAAATAACACTGGCAGCCACTGAAAGATGAACCTCCAGCCTTATGGCAAAAAAGATTCTTTGTGGTGGCGGACTGATGGAAAGACATCGGTTATTGCAGAGACCATTCAATGAGTGGTCTCGACAATGGCTTATACCCTACACGGGATAACTTAACTGATATCCCCACAAGCGGATAAAGAGGTCCCTCAATGTCAGGAATCTACTTTTAGTCCTAGTAATGATGAACTAGATATCAGTTGAGTCGCTTGGGTGGTGATTACGATTCTGCTTCAAACTCAGAAATTAGTTGATGAACACGTTCAGTATATGATGGGTTAGAACCTAGAAACTCTTCCACTGTCTGAATGGTTTCATCACCCTCCCATTCAAAATGGCTCACAGGTGACGAATGACCAGCCCTGACTTGGTAGGAGCCATTGTCCAATTTGTCCAGGAATATATAAGTTTCATTATCATGACCTGTATTTCGGTAAAAAATTTGCTTTGAGTTCATTAAAGAAATCCTCTAGAGAAAACTATGGCACTCACCGACAAACAAGAGATGTTCTGTCGCGAGTACCTCATCGATTTAAACGCCACACAAGCGGCTATTCGGGCGGGGTACAGCGCAAAGACAGCTAACCGTACCGCATCCGAAAACCTGTCAAAACCTGACATACAATTCAGAATCGCCGAACTGAAAGCGCAACGCAATGATCTTGTTGGTATTAATGCAGAATATGTACTTAATCGCCTTATTGAAATCGACCAGATGGATGTGCTCGACATTCTCCTGCAAAACGGTGAGCTAAAGCCCATTAAAGACTGGCCTAAGGTATGGCGCACAACGCTATCAGGAATGGATGTCGTGGAGATAGTATCCGCAGATAGCGCCGCACTTCTGAAGAAAATCAAATGGCCTGATAAGGTTAAAAACCTTGAGTTGCTCGGGCGTCATGTTTCTGTTCAGGCGTTTAAAGACAATGTCAAAAATGAAGTGACTGGTGCTGACGGAGGACCAGTCAGAACAGAAATTACCAACTTAACGCCGGAGCAGGCTGCAGAAGCGTATAAAAAAATGATGGGCTAAGTATGCCGTTACCATTTCCCTTCGATTTTAAACATCCTGATTACCAGATGGTTTTTGAATGGCGGATGGAACGCTTACAGCGCATTCGCCAGAACCCTGAAATATTGCCAGCACTAAAACAGTTTTACCGAACCAACCCGGCTCAGTTCATCATCGACTGGGGCATGACAACGGACCCGCGTAATATTGATTATGGCCTGCCGGTGACCATTCCGTTTTTACTCTTCCCTAAGCAGGAGGAGTGGATCCACTGGATTATGGAACGCTGGGGCAATCGGGAGAATGGTATTACCGAAAAATCCCGTGAAATGGGGCTCAGTTGGACCGCGATCGGACTGGCCTGCTCGCTTTGTCTCTTCAACAAAGAAATGGTTATCGGTTTCGGCTCCCGTAAAGAGGAATACGTCGACAGCACTGGTGACCCGAAAGCATTGTTCTGGAAGGCACGCAAGTTCGTGGAAACGCTACCTGTAGAGTTTCGCGGTTCGTGGAGCGAGAAGAAGCACGCGCCATATATGCGTGTTGAGTTTCCTGAAACTGGTGCCGTTATCAAAGGCGAGGCTGGCGATAATATTGGTCGTGGTGACCGTACCACGCTTTATCTGGTTGATGAGGCTGCATTCCTTCAGCGTCCTCTGCTGATTGATGCGGCGTTGTCACAAACGACGCGTTGCCGTATCGACCTGAGTTCAGTTAACGGCATGGCTAACCCGTTCGCTCAGAAGCGTCATGGCGGGAAGATACCGGTATTCACATTCCACTGGCGGGATGATCCTCGCAAGGATGAAGAGTGGTATCGCAGGGAATGCGAGAAAATCGATAATCCGGTGGTGGTGGCACAGGAACTTGATCTGAACTACAGCGCATCAGCGGAAGGCGTCCTGATTCCATCCGAATGGGTACAGGCTGCCGTTGATGCACATATCAAACTGGGTATCCAGCCAACAGGCAAACGACTTGGCGCGATGGATGTCGCTGATGAAGGCAGGGACAAAAATGCCTTTTCCACCCGTCATGGCTTCCTCCTGGAAAATGTGCGGGAATGGTCTGGTGTGGGCAGCGACATTTATCAGTCCGTCGAGAAGGTCTTCGGTTTTTGCGAACAGGACAACCTCGAAGAGTTTCGCTTTGACGAGGACGGGTTGGGCGCTGGCGTTCGCGGCGATGCACGCGCTATCAACGAACTGCGTAACGCTGCGCGCCGACCGTCAATACTCGCCACACCGTTTCGAGGTAGTGGCGCGGTATTTGATCCGGACGACGAAGCTGTTCGCGGGGACAACGGACAGGCCGCCCGCCTGAACAAGGACTTCTTCGCTAACGCCAAAGCCCAGAGCTGGTGGCGGTTACGTAAACTTTTTCAGAATACCTGGCGCGCCGTGGTTGAAGGTATGGATTACAACCCGGACGAAATCATCTCAATCAGCAGTAGCATGGCACTCAAAGATAAACTCATCATCGAGCTTTCGCAGCCGACCTATTCCATTAATGGTGTGGGAAAAATCGTTATTGATAAACAGCCTGATGGAACCCGGTCGCCAAACCTTGCCGACTCGGTGATGATCAGCTACGCGCCAATGAATTCAGCCCTGAACATCTGGGAGCTGCTAGGGAGACAGGCCTGATGGCACGAAACAAACAAGCCCTGCGGAGAACTGCACAGGCCACCGCTGACGGCTACGAGAACTTCGTCGCCCGCGTTGGGATGCAGACGCCTAACCAGCATTCAGCATCGACCTACCGGGCGAACTTCACCAGCCGCAACCGCATGCTGGTGGAATGGTCATATCGCGGTTCGTGGGTTATCGGTGAAGCGGTCGACGCTATCCCGGACGATATGACCCGAAAGGGCATTCGCATCACTTCGGAGATTGACGCCAAAGACCGTGGCACCCTCGAAGCGCAACTGGATGAGTTGCAGATCTGGGATGCGCTGAACGACGTGCTGAAATGGTCGCGCCTCTACGGCGGCGCGGTCGGCTTCATCATGATCGAGGGGCAAGCACCAATGACCCCGCTGCGACTCGAAACCATTGGCGAGGGCAAGTTTAAGGGCATTCTCCCGCTCGACCGCTGGATGATTAACCCGGTGCTGACACGCCGCATTAAAGAGATGGGGCCGGACCTCGGCAAGCCTGAGTTTTACGACGTGGTGACCACCGCAACGGGCATTCCGGCCTGGCGCATCCATCACAGCCGCCTGATCCGCTTTGATGGCGTCACGCTGCCATTCCAGCAGAAGATGACCGAAAACGAATGGGGAATGTCGGTTGTAGAGCGTATCTGGGATCGGCTTACTGCGTTCGATAGCGCTACTGTCGGCGCGGCGCAGCTGGTCTATAAAGCGCATCTGCGTACCTATAGCGTGGAGAAGTTGCGCGAGCTTATCGCGCTTGGAGGCCCGGCGTTCGAAGCGTTGCTGAAGAACATCGACCTGATCCGCCAGTTCCAGAGCAATGAAGGTATGACGCTCATGGACTCGCGGGATAAGTTCGAAACCCACCAGTACAGCTTTAGTGGTCTGGATGACATTCTTTCGCAGTTTGCTGAGCAGATCAGCGGTGCCGTTGGTATCCCGCTGGTACGCCTGTTCGGTCAATCCCCGAAAGGCTTCTCTACTGGTGATGCAGACCTCGCCAACTATTACGACCGGGTGAGCTCATTGCAGGAGCGCCGCTTACGGCTGCCGATGCGCCGGATACTGGACATTATGCACCGCTCGGAACTCGGAAAGCCGCTGCCGGGCGATTTCACGTTTGAGTTTAACCCGCTATGGCAAATGTCTGATGTTGACCGCTCAACGGTGGCCGTAAACACCACCACCGCGATCAGCACCGCGCTGGGCGACGGATTGATGACGCGTAAGGCGGCGATGACCGACCTGCGCGAAAACTCTGACGTCACTGGCATCGGGGCATCCATTACCGACGAGGATATCGAGAATGCCGAAGACGAAGCGCCGCCAGGCATCGGCGAACTTGGCGACAAACCGCCAGAGTCGCCAGGCGGAGATCCGATATCGAACGAGCCTACGGCAGATAGCGCGGGCGGTCGGGGATATCGTAAATGGTCGCTACGATGGTTCAAACGATAGCGTCACCGAAATAATGGATGCGCTGGAGCGCTACAGCGAAATCATCACCCCCTGGGCGACTAAGGTTGCTGAGAGCTTCACCGCCGACATTGCGCGCCAGAATGAAAAGCAGTGGCGTCAGCACAGTCGGAACATCAGCGCAGAACTACGCAACATGGTCGACCGCGCCCCGGTAGGCCAGGTGATGAAATCCATCGTCGCCGAGCAAATTAAGTACATCAAATCTCTGCCTCTTGAGGCCGCCGATCGGGTGTATGACATTCAGAACAAGGCCATCGAGGCTGTAGTAACTGGTGGCCGCGCTGAGCCATTCGCGAAAGAGATAGCTGCTTCCGGTGACGTGTCACGCTCACGAGCGAACCTTATCGCCCGGACTGAGCTTGGGCGCGCAACCGGTGCACTGGATCAGGCGCGTGCGCTGTCAATCGGCTCGAATGGTTATATCTGGCGTACAGCCGAAGATGGCGACGTCCGGCATTCTCATCGAGAGATGGAAGGGAAGTTTGTCGAATGGGGCCGACCTCCAACGCTTGACGGCATGACCGGTCACGCTGGCGAGCTCCCGAACTGCCGCTGTTACAAAGAAATCGTCTTCCCCAACCCTCATTCTTATCTCGCCTGAATCGCAGGTAAACCATGAAATATTTTTTCAATACCCGGCTGGGGGAAACCCGCTATCAGCTGGCTGACGGCTCGTTGCTGTGCAAAGACGTGCCGATAGGACGAACAGGTAAGCAGCTCTATGGTGCTGATGACCTGCCAAAACTGAAACCCGATAAGTTCGGTGAAATAGTCGTCACGCGTTCTCCTGAGCAGGTATTCCATCCGGCCACGCTCGCCTCATTCGAAGGGATGAGCATCACGATCCTGCATCCTGAAGATGAAAACGGGAATGTGCGGCTGGTCAACCCCGAGAACTGGAAAGAGCTTGCGGTCGGGCATCTTCAGAACGTTCGGCGCGGGACAGGTGATCAGTCTGATTGGATGCTGGCTGACCTTATCGTCAAAGACGAAAGCGCCATTCAGCTGATCGAAGATGGTCTGCGCGAAGTGTCGTGCGGCTATGACGCTGAGTACGAGCAGACCGAACCCGGAAAAGCCGAGCAGGTCGATATCACCGGAAACCATGTGGCTCTTGTCCCTAAAGGCAGAGCCGGAAATCGTTGTGCAATTGGAGACAGAGACACAATGGCAAATCAAAAGAAAAGCTGGTGGACCCGCATGCGCACGGCCATCAAAACGGGTGACGCTGACACCATGAACGAACTGCTGGACTCTGCGCCAGCGGCGGTAACGGGTGACGAAGGGGATCTGCCGAGCGGCGTTAACCTCAACATTAACCTTTCACCGCAGCAACCATTGCCGGACAAAAAGCCGGAAATGGGCGGAGAGCCAACCGGCGACGGCGAGGACGATATCAAAACCTTGCTCAAAGCCCTGCTGGCTAAGCTGGAAGGTACTGCAACGGGCGATAACGACGATAAGCCTGACGGCAAAGATAACAAAGACCCTACCGGCGACGGTGAGGACGACGAAGAGGAAACCACGATTACCGGTGACGCTGCTTATCGTGCCGAAGTTATCGTTCCGGGTATCGATCTGAGCCGTAAGGTGAAACCGACCGCGTTCAAACGTGATGTGCTGTCCGCCGCTGACAAAACACTGGTTCGCCAGGTTGTCGGTGATGCAGATATCCGCAAATTGCCCAAGCAATCGGTCGATATGGCGTTTAACGCCGTGTCTGAGATTGCCAAAGGGCGAAACACCCGCAGCACCACGGGCGATGCACAACGTCCAAATATGGGCATGACCAGCATCGCTTCCCTGAACAAACAAAACGCCGACTTCTGGTCTAACCGCAAAGGATAATCCAATGACTGCATATCTGTACCTTATGCAACTAATATCTATTAATCAGTGCGTTATCGTTCGGAATCATACGGCGTTACTGGCCTGAACCATAAAAATGACACTCCGAACATGTGCGGATTTATTCGCCGGATTTCGCTTTGATTCGGTACATGAGGGACTAGAAAGAGAATCATGCGCCGTTTGCATTACATGGTAGCCAGAGAGGTGTTGAATGATTGTTAGGCCACTAACTAGCGTCGAAGTGAAAAGCGCGAAGGCACAGGGCAAGGATTTCAGTTTGCACGATGGTTTCGGTTTGTTGCTTTACATCACAAGCCGGGGCGGTAAGTCATGGCGTTTTCGGTATGTACACCCGGTAACGAAGAAGAGACAAACCTATACTATTGGACGATACCCGGAGTTTACTTTGTCCGAAGCGAGGGAGGAACGTTCGAAACTGCGCCGTATGGTAGCGCGAGGGATAGATCCGAACGAAGTCAAAAAAGATGCCAGGAATGAACAGCGTAAAATGTACGCGCAGTCATTTCAGGCCGTTGCCGATGAATGGCTAAAAATCAAGATTAAAGAAGGTGCGAGAAGCAACACGCTTGAATCGCACAATGTGACGTTGAAGCATCTTTCCACGATTTTTAGGCATACCACGGTACATAAAATAAACGCAGCCGATACTATTCAGGCTTTTAAACCTTTCAGGGAAAGGCCATCAACGCTTACGAAAATGGTTATTACCATCAACGCCATAATGGATTATGCGGTAAACATTGGGGTTATTGAGCACAACCCGCTATCGAAAATTGGTAAAGCATTCCCGGCTGAAAAAAACGAGCCAAGAGCGACTTTACAGAAAGAGCGGTTGCCCGAATTTTTAAGCGCATGGAACGAGTTGAGCTTATGGGAGCCATCAAAGCTGGCATTATTATTTCAGATCATTACGATGGTCCGGCCTTCGGAGGCTGGCGGCGCTCTCTGGAATGAGATTGATTTTGATAACTCAATCTGGCAAATCCCTGCAAGCCGGATGAAAGGAAAGCGCCCCCACGTAGTCCCATTATCGAGCCAGGCTATAAACGTGCTTAAAGAGGCCGAAAAGTGGAAGCGCTGCGATTATGTTTTCCCCTCATGGCGAAAAGAAAATAAGCCGATCTCACGCTGTGCGACTCAGGCCGGGATACACAAAACGTCGTTTAAAGGGCTGATTGTTCCTCATGGGTTCAGGGCGTTGGCATCTACAGTTTTAAATGACGAGGGGTTCAACCCTGATGTGATTGAGGCTGCACTCGCTCACAAAAGCGCCGATGCGATTCGAAATGTTTATAACCGTAGCGACTATCTGGAAAAACGCCGGGTTTTAATGCAATGGTGGGGGGACTTTATCGAGGCCGCAGAGTGTGGCGAAATACTGGAGACCAGCGGCGATAAGGGCTTGAGGCTGGTTGTGTAAGGCACATCCATTTCTGGATAATCATGATTTCAAACGGGTATAGCTGGCTTTAAGCCAGCTTTTTTTATGCCCAAAGCTAACCGGAATGCGTTTTTTTTATTCAAATCATATATAATTATATCGAATATATAATGAGGTTTTTATGTCCATATCTAACAGTGATATTTTGCTCAAAGTCGAAGTTAAAGCCCGTCTACGCTACCGTTCTGATTCTGCGTTCTATGAATTTCTGAAGGATGAGGGGAACGGCTTTCCGATGCCCTTCAAAGTTGGCGGCCGCAATTGCTGGTATCGCGATGAGGTGGAGGCGTGGATCGGAAGACAGAGCCAAAAGCGCGGAATCTGTAGTGAGTGAGATCCAGAGCGATAGACAAGGCTTGTTACCTGAGAGGGGCAAGCCTTTTTTATTGTCAGTTCCCAGCAACGGTAACTTACACAGGCCAGCCAGAGAAAGGCATCAAATAGGGCAGTAGTGGAATGTTTATAGAAAAATGCTCAAAGGTGTTCATAGTGTTCATAGGTTGGCGGTTATTACTATCGCCGGTGGTTAGGCAACCCTTTTAAAGGGTTGAGCCTTTGCACAACTCATTAAGGGTTACGCAAAACAGCACCTCATCAAGAGGGCCAGTCACCTACAAAAATTTTGTGGGTCAGTGTTTGTGCGGGACTCAAAGGCCAGCGCAACACAACCCCGAATCATCGTGGCAGTTCACAGCATTACGGGGAGTAACCCTGTTCATCCAAAGAGAAGGCGCGGGATTTAAAATGGTTTCTTCTGGCTGGCGGTCAACGCTCAGATTTGAGCTTCGGGCTGCAAGTTACCGATGGCATGAACGGTTCTCTGCTGGTGGCTCTCGATCTCCTGAAATTTCAGGGGATAGCCGGGCATGATTTTAATCGGCTGACTTTTCGGCCGATTGAATACGGGCAGTACGCTCCCTGCGTATCGGTTTTGTTTATGGGTGATTCGCGTTTCGTTTCTGGTGGATTCGCATTCGCAATATGTCCGCGAAGCCTTATCCGGCCTGCTTTGAGCGGCGCTCTCTCTTTGCGAATTCGCAGTTCCATTCGCACTTTGATTCGCAGTTTTGAAATGTCCCCAAGATGGGGAAACGAGCGATTACAGGCGTTATGAAATTTCGGAGAAATGATATTGGCACCGAAGCCAATAACCCGGCCTTTATATCGACTTGCCATTAACCACAATTTACTATGTCCTACATTCTTGGTTTGAAAGAGCATTAGGACGATGAAAAAAGAAAGATTGACGAGCCTTTTCAGGATAGCAGCCTGCGCTTCTCTGGCCTTTCCTATCGTGTCTTGTACCGCTGGCAAGTTAGATCCTGCGAAAGCCCTAACCACAATGCATGTTGTCAAGAGCGAGGATTACAAGAAACGGCCCGGATGGGATGCGCTGGTTCGTTTGGGTATTGATGATTGCAACACATACAAAAATGGTGGGAAAAGTGTTTTCAAATGGGGTGAACAGTCATGTGATGAAAAAAGCATCATTAAGTCAGTGAACGAAAAACCTCAATCTATTCCAATTTTTTATGCCGCTTATCATGAGTATGGGAGTCATGAAGTTGGCTCTATATCGACTTTCGAACATGTAGCGAGAATCAGTGACGAGATGGCTAAAATTCCGGTTAATCTGGCGACTGTGCTGAGTAATCCGGCAAAAGTTGATGCCATTTATGATGATTACGAAAATGACCGCTGGAGTATGGGGTTAAACAAGGTTAGCAGAAGCGATTTCAAAAATAGCATTGCAGCATTTGCCAAAAACAGAGACGCATTAGCCTCTAGTTACCAAAAGGCTCATGATGAAAATCAAAAACAATACCAGGCAGAACGGGATGCACGAGTTAAGCGTGAGAAAGCAGAATCAATAGCTTCTGAGAGAGAGATTAACCTTGTGCTATGGCAGAACCCGACGCCAGAGCAGCGGATGATTGTTGACGCATTCCACACTGTTAAGTTCACTATCAGGAATGACGGTGTTGCATACGCTAATGGTCGTCGCTTTATGTCAGTGGCCGGGCTGGAGTCCCTTAAAAATAGCCTGAACATGAGTATGGAGTCATGCTCTGATGTTGGGGCGTACGTTGACGAAAAGGTAGTCAGTCGAGCATGTGTACAGGCTTTAGCAAGGGATATTGTTGAATGGGGGAAAACTGCTAAAGATAGCTCTATTTCTGATCGGGCATGGAATGCTGCCGCAGTCGATGGAAGTATTACCTACAACCCAATTAAGTGGGAAATTCTTTTCTCTCATTGGGCTGGCATGGCACGAGTTTACGCTTCTCGCGGGTACTAATAACAAGTTTGCATTGTGGGCGCAGGGGATATTTCCCTTGCGCTTAACGGGGTAGTGTGGTTATGATTATTTCGCACCTCACAAAACGGGTGCCGGGTTTAGCAGCCTGAACGTTCTAGCGGGTAGCCGCTGATTTCCGTATAGCGGTATTTTTACGCCCGAAAACCAACCATACCCCCGATTTATGGCGGGGCGTGGTGGGGAGGCTTAACGCCTGCTGGTTTCCTAGAACGCCAGTCTGCTAACCCCGTCACGTCTCGCCACCCATGTTTAGCAGCATCTGGCGAGACTCCTTCAATATGTTCTAGGAGCCGCTAAAAATGGCTAGATCCGCACACTCAAAATTCACCTGGCGCTTTCTCGCGCTGAATCGCCACGATAAAAAAGCCAAACCTTGCCGTCTGTCCGTTGAGGCTGCGACCGAACGCGAAGCCCGCCGCATCCTTGCGCCGCACTTTATTTTGTCTCTGGCCGCACGTCTGCCAGTGCCGGAGGTGCGTCATGTTTAACCTCCAGACTCTGACAGCCAAAGCCCGCGAGCTGCGCGGCAATGTCGTTAAAGCGGCGAGCACAAAGGGCAGTCGCACCATGACCCCTGTCTATGACCGTGACGAGCAGCGCAAGCTACGCGAGCGCATCCAGCAGACACAGCCCGATTGGGTGTTGCTCTGGTGGGATATTGCGACCGTAACCGGCTGGCGTACCAGCGACGTTTGCAACCTGCGCTATTCCTGCATCAATTGGGAAACTGGACAGGCGACAATTATCGTTTCCAAACAGACCAAAGCCGCAGAAGCGCGGGCAACCCGCAAAGGTATTGAAATTGTGCGCCAGCAGCGCAAGGACGCCGCGCGGCTCGCCGCTGACCATATCGCCTACATGAAGTGGGATAGTATCGGCTGTGATGAACTGGCCGCCGATATGAACGACGAAGAACAGGCGATTGTGTTCGGGCTGGTGGCTAAGGCTGACGTCAAGCACGACACCAAACAGTTACCCCCCGGCATTATCAAGCGGCTGCGTGACCGTCAGGATCGGAATCTGGTGGAGGACGACCTGGTATTTTCCCGCTCTCAAATCGAAAGTAACCGTTGTCAACGTCTGGAAGGTAGCGTTACTCGCCAAACCATCTGGCGCAAACTTCATGGCGTCATGGCGTGGTTTACCCGTTTCATTAACGCTAAATTGCGCCTGAGCGCCTACTCAAGCCGCAAAATAGCCGCCTTTAACCTCATGTCCGCAGGTGGCGAACAGGGCCTATTAGTGGCCTCTGAAATGCTGGGTCATAGCAACCCTGCGATAACTCGTACTTACCTGCAATTAGGCAGTAAAGCGGCAGCTATCCAGTCCCGTTTAGCAATGGAGGTCGGAAATGCGTAAAACCTTCCAGATCGACGGATACGCTGTTAACAAGCGCGGTAACACCGTCGGCATTCACTACACCATGACTAGCACCAGTCCAGAAACAGCTAAATCGACTGCGCAACTACTGGCGAATAAAGGCGGTTATAAGCACGTTCGTATTACTCGTATTCAGGAGGTGGCAGCGTGAACATTCATACCATCTATCGCCATCCTGCAGATCTTGAGGCCGAGGCGATGCTATCCCGCGAACAGCCGTACCCTGACTCTTTCACGCTGGCAGAGCGTACCGCAGAACGCATGACCCGCGCCCGCAATGGGCTGGCTCACGTTATGACCGATTTATTACCACTCCTCGAAGTTGAGCAAGCAGCCATCGCGTATTGCTGGCTTAGTAAAGTCCTGACGATTGTCGATATAGCCAGAATTGATGCGGAGGGCAGCGCATGAGCCAGTTACAACTGATTGATGCTGCCTGCCAGATTGAACAGGCACAGGCTGTTTTGTCCATGTGGCTGGAGAGCACCACCAATAAAACAGATCCCGATTTACCACGCCTTATAGGTTCCATTCTGACGCTGTTACACGGTGTGCCCGAAGCAATGAGCGAGGCTGAAAGCAAGCTAGCTGACCATGTAATGCGTGAATATCGGGAGGGCAAAGCATGAGCAATATACTGACCATTAAACCGGGAAATCCCGACCTGTTCCACGCCGAAGCCACACCGCACGGCGTCAATATCATGACCCGCAATGATGCCGGAATGTATGAGCATGTTGCTCTTATCAACTACGAAAAAGTCGTAGTACGTCTGGATGCGGGTGAGTATGACAATAAGACCGATGAAGGATTTGCCCTGCATTTGGCAGTGGCTGACGGCGGGGAGCGTGGCTGGTTCGACTTCACCGCGCAGCATAACGTCACTATGTGGCGCTGGCTGATTGCTGCGACGTTCGTTTCTGAGATGAAGCGCGAGAACGGCACCACCACGGTTACTGAGGCTGACGGCACATCATCGCAGGTGGCGATTTACTCCAATGGTAATGCGGGCATGGTGGTTTACCCGTTTGCTGAACGGCTGGCGATGGCGAACAACATCGAGGGCGCAATGATTGAGCGCTACGGCGTTGAGCAGGGAACAGCGAACGCCATTGTTTTTTATCAGGCCATGATCGACACGGAGCGCGGCGAGCTGACCCCGTTCGGGCGTGAAACGCTTGCTGAACTTCACAACAGCTTTATAGCTGAACTGGATGAAAACGGCTGGCCTGAAATGCCGCTGGCGCACTGAGGGGGCGACATGATTACTAAAAATTTCCGACTGAATGCGCTGGCGAATAAGTATGCGTCGGCACTGTATAACCACATTACCGCCACCAGCGGCGGGGACTATTTCATGGTTGATGCGGACGGCCTCGCCGTCCGTGTGGAAATCGTCAATGGAGTAAAAGGCGTTCGCAGCCTGATCGATAGCTACACACTGGCAGCCATGAAAGTGTTCTACCCGCAGTGGGAAACCGTGGGGATCGAGCTTCTTGATCGTTGCGTCACTAAGGACGGATTGACTGACGTCGGGCGCGAGATATGGCAAAGCATGATTAATGATATGGGCGCGACCGTGGCAGGAGGCAACCATGCGTAATATCGACCTTATCCGCGAAGTGACCAGCGCCGCAGCAGGGCGCTGGCCTTATGTGCTGGCTGGGTTGTCTATCGACGTGCCTGATTCATCGCGCCGCCATTCTCCATGCCCTGCATGTGGTGGAAAAGACCGTTTCAGATTCGACGACAACGGGCGCGGTAGCTTTATCTGCAACCAGTGTGGCGCTGGTGACGGGCTGGATTTAATCAAGCGGGTTAACAACTGCGACACTACGGAGGCGGCACAGCTTGCCGCTGACGTGCTGGGTATTGATTACCTGGCAGCGCAATCCGACCCGGTGGCAGCGAGCCATAGAAGGGAGCAACTGGAAGCTGACCGCCAGCAGCGTGAGCAGGAGCGCCAGAAACAGGCAGCAGGGGACGCAGAGCAGCGAAGGGCTACGTTTGCCCGTCTGTATGCCGGAATGCGCCAGAGTGCCACACAGGGCGAATCTGATTACCTGCAATCAAAAGGGCTGACCGGGTTTAACTATCCGGTTATGCCTGATGGTTCGTTATTGCTGGAGCTGGTGGACGAATCCGGCGCAGTGGCAGCAGCGCAAACCATTACACCGCAGGGAGAGAAGCGACTCCTGACAGGTTCAGCAAAGCGCGGGGCATATCATGCCGTAAACGCGCCAGAATCGCCGCAGAGCGTTTTAATTGCCGAGGGGCTGGCGACGGCCCTTTCAGTTCACCTGATGCGCCCGGACGCGCTGGCAGTGGCAGCAATTGACGCGGGCAACCTGCTACCCGTTGCCGAAGTGATGCGCCGGAAGTACCCACAGGCACAAATCATCATTGCCGCAGATAACGACCAGATGGGCGAAAGTGACGGAATTAAAGGAGTGAAAGTTAACACTGGCAAGGAGGCCGCAGAGAAAGCCGCGAAAGCCGTTTCTGGCTGGGTTTCCATGCCACCAGTGGACTATAAAGCGGACTGGAACGACTACCACCAGCAATACGGCCTCGAAGCGGCCACAGCAGCATTTAACGACTCAATGTATCAACCGGAGGGTAAGAAAGTGGGTGCGACACTGACAGCTATCGACGGCGGCAAGAAAAAACTTGGTATCGACGACGATCTGAAACCGCGAGTAGAGAGCCGTGCGGATGGCATTCACTGGATCACCCCGAAAGTGGACAAAGACACAGGAGAAATTATCAATACCGAGGCGTGGCTATGCTCTCCGCTGGAGATTGCTGGTGCGGGGAGTGATAACGCCAGACAGCGCTTTCTGATCCTGCGTTGGGACGTCCCCGGCAACCGGGGGCAAGTTACCCGTGCGCTTCCATGGGAGGACATTGGCGACCGTGAGGGATGGCGCACGCTGAAAAACGGCGGTGTCAGTGTGACAACCAAACCATCGTTGCGGGCAATTCTGGCCGACTGGCTGCAGCGAACTGGTAGCGGCAAGGAATGGCAGATCAGCCACACCACAGGCTGGCACAACGGGGCGTACATCATGCCGGATGGTGATGTTATTGGTGAGCCAGAGATACCGCTGTTATTCAGTGGTCGGAGTGCGGCGGCTGGTGGCTATACCGTCAGTGGAACGCCGGAAAGCTGGCGTGATTCGGTGGCGCGTCTTGCGCTGGGAAACCCGTCAATGATGCTGGGTGTTGCTGCTGCGCTTTCTGCGCCGCTGATCGGGCTTGTTGGCGCTGACGGGTTCGGCGTGCATCTTTTCGAGCAGTCCAGCGCAGGGAAGACAACCACCGCCAACATTGCCAGCAGTTTATACGGTGAACCGGATGCCTTGCGCCTTACCTGGTACGGTACAGCGCTGGGTATCGCCAACGAAGCGGAAGCGCATAACGACAGCCTGTTACCGCTGGATGAAGTGGGGCAGGGCAGTAGCGCCAAAGACGTTGCTACGTCTGCTTACACGCTGTTTAACGGTGCCGGAAAGCTACAGGGGGCCAAGGAGGGCGGCAACCGTGAGTTAAAGCGCTGGCGCACCGTGGCGATCAGTACCGGGGAAATGGACATTGAGACGTTTCTTTCTGCTGGTGGGCTGAAAGTTAAGGCCGGGCAACTGGTGCGATTGCTTAATTTACCGATGGAGAAATCAGTAACGCACCATGAGTACCAGAACGGGAAGCAACACGCCGACGCACTCAAAGAGGCTTACCAGACGAACCACGGAGCCGCAGGCCGTGAATGGATTAAATGGCTTGCAGGCCACCAGCAGGAGGCAAAACAAGCTGTCAAAGCGGCGCAGGAGCGCTGGCGTAGTCTTATCCCTGCTGATTATGGCGAACAGGTTCATCGTGTAGGCGAGCGGTTCGCTATTCTGGAGGCGGCGCTGGTGCTGGGGATGCCTGTCACTGGCTGGGGGGAGCAGGAAAGCCGGGACGCCATCCAGCATGGCTTTAACGCCTGGGTGAAAGAGTTTGGCACGGGGAACCGTGAGCATAAGCAGATCATCGAGCAGGCAGAGGCGTTTCTTAATGCATACGGACTGAGCCGATTTGCACCTTACCCTTATGACCCGGCTGACATGCCGATTCGGGATTTGGCCGGGTACCGTCAGAAAGGGGCGCATGATGCTGATCCGATAGTGTTCTACACGTTCCCGGCAGCATTCGAAGGTGAGATTGCGAAGGGATTCAACGCGAAACAGTTTGCCCGTGTGCTGGCCGGGGCTGGGGTGCTGAAACCGCCAGCCAGCGGAAGGGGGTATCAGCGTAAATCCCCGCGAATTGATGGACGCCAGATAAACGTTTATGTGCTCCAGCTACGACCCGACGAGATAGAGGGTGAAGAATAAAAACACACATACGAGATGTTTTTTTGTTGGTTCAGTTGGTTCAGTAACTATTTAATTAATATAAGTGTATGTATTTAATGCATTTACATGCTTGTAAGTGAACCAACACCGAACCAACAAAGCCCCATTTTGAACCAACAAATGCCGCTATTGAACCAACGCCCTTTTCTGGCTGGCCTGTAAATCTTTCCCACTGAACCAACACGAAAATAGCGTTTGTTGGTTCAAAATGGGGCTTTGTTGGTTCACTCCGAAAGAAATAATCCTTATAAAACAACAATCTTTACAAATTGAACCAACTGAACCAACTGAACCAACATGTTTTTGTTTATCTATAGAGTTTTTTTCGGAGAGTAATTACGAATTTGGAGGGGCATCGCCTAAGCGACAGTATGCGGAAACGGCAACTTTGCGGAGCGGAAAAGAAAAAGCCCGCGCTGGAGAGGCGAGGGCTTTTGTTAACCATGTTTATGCAATCACACAATGGTGGATCACCGTCATAGTATCACGTCGATTTATCATTTCAATATACGCAATGATATTTACTAACATTGCAATTTATGCAATGATTAGAATTTAAACAACGCAAAAGGTTATGAACAATGAAACAGATAACCAATGTTAATCTGGAAAGTGATAACGCTGGTGGTACCGTCGAGGTGACTTACTCCGATGATACGTTCGAAAGGCTGACCTGCTCGCTTCCTGTGGCTCTCGTCATTGCGAATCTTGCAACGACGCTTAAGCAGGAACGTGCAACACGCATTGCAACTGGCGACCGCCTGCGTCGGATGTACACCCGCGATAGTGACATGATTACTCGCAGTGGCAGCGGCGCTTCCACGACCTCCACCGCGCCAACGTCAATGGACGCTGAATTTATGCGCCTGGTACGCGCTGTAGCGCCAAAGTATGACAATGCCCTTCCTGATACCGATCCTCGCCTTGTTGCGCTTGATGTGCTGCGTTACGCACCCGCTGAGGCATTCAGTGCGGTACATCCGACCCCGCTATCAGAGATTCAGCTTGATCAGGCTATCGACGTTCTGGAGCAGGTTGGCGACTACATGCGAGTTAACAACGTTTCACCGAAGATTCTCTCCACAGGCGACGCCATTCGCAGCATTAACACCGACAACGCCAGTTTCTGGCATCGCACGAAGTAAGGAGCAATGAGCATGGCTATTTATGACCCAAAATTAGCAGCAGGAAACCCGCAAAGCGCCGGGCGTAAACTCTTTGGCCGTGAACAGGCCGAGCAATTGCGGATGCGTAACAACTTCAACAACGAATGCCGCAATCTGGAAAAAGTCAACGAAGCGAATGCAAAGTTCTGGAGTGAACAGGATGAAAAAGCCAAACGTTAAGCCGGTATTACTCTCTGGCGACCAGTTCGCCGCAATCTGCAAGATCCAGGAGCGCGAACGCCAGCGCTCCGATATTGGCGTAGCGCCGTCTATCCACCAAATTGCACGTGGGCTGGTGGCTAAGGCGCTGGAATCAATGGCCGTTGAAGGGAGTGTGTGATGGAGACTCCCCCAACGCAGTTAAATTTAACTAAATGACAGATCTAACGGAGAGTAAGCAGCGTGAGTGATGGCGTAATTGTTGAATTCAGCAAAAGCCCTATGTGGGACAGAAATATCGCGATCCATGAAGCCGGTCACGCGATGGCTGCGTGGTTTACGGGTGCTAGGCAAATTGAGATATCTATTGCTGATGAGTTTCGTATTGCTCGACTGGCTAACGGCAAAGAGGTCGATAATTGCCGGGCGGTATGCTCACATCTCCCCGTCAGAAAAGATGAACTGGCGCAGATGGTCGTCTCTTTTTCTGGCGTAATGGCACAACACCTTTACTCAGGCGAACCACCTGAAAAACTACTGGAAAATGGAGGGAAAGGAGACGCCAGCGATATTCGGAAAGTGCTTGAGCAATACAGGAACCAAGGCGCAACAGGAGATGATTGCGACAAGCTCTATAGCCGGGCTTATTTAATTTCGCTAAAGCTAGTTAAGCATTACTGGTGGGAGATTATCGCGTTAGCAAAGATGGTCGAGCATTATAATTACGTCGCGTCAAACAAGGTAAGCAGCATGCTGAGCTATTTTGTTTCAACACAGCATATTTGCTGCTCTCTTGAGGATCTGGAGAGAGAGTGATAGCTACCCATGAGAGGATCTGTAACTTATTGAAGGTGATTAATAATGGCAGCACCTGAGAACAGGCAAAAACAGGTAACACGGAATAAGCGCGGCCAGTTTGCTAAGGGGAATAGCGGGAATCCCGGAGGTAGACCAAAAACAGCTACTGAATTGCGTAACCTTCTGGCGGAGGGGGCGGAGGATGCAGCGGATGCCATTCTAAAAAAAGCCAGAAAAGGCGATATGGCAGCGTGCAGAATCATCCTCGATCGCATTGTCCCGCCAAGCAAACCAATATTGCCTCCAACGCCCTTTGATCTCGATGACTCAGACCCACAGTCGCTGGCCCGTTCGGTGATGAAAGCTATAGCCGCTGGGACGTTATCAGCAGATCAAGGTAAGGTTATACTTGATGGGCTAGCCAGCATGATGAAAGTCATTGAAATAACTGAGCTAGAAGAACGCATAGCCCGTCTGGAAGGAGAACATAATGAATGAACGGATAAAACGCATCATCGCACTGGAGAAAGTCATGGCTAAGACTAAACCTTTAAGCGTGGAGGCTAGCACCAAAGAAATCGCAGAAGCGTTAATTATGCTGTATGACGACCCCCGCAGCCCGGCAGATATCGCCAATATGGTTTCCAGCGGTTGCTATTCTCCGCCAGTACACCAGTTAGAATCAAAATTCGAGGATCCCAGAACGTCAGGTGAGCGCTACCGGATGATGTGCCGCTAAATGTCACATCTGGTATTGAGTAACTTACCCCATTCAGCGCCATACATCACAGAGCAGTTTTTGGACTACACGCAAAATCAGACTGCAAATAAATCCTTATATTTCAGGTGATTAAATAATAGCCTTGCATTCCTGTACCGGATGCCTGTTGGCATTGCCGGGGCTATCTCTCGCCCGCAGGACTTAACCGTCGAACCGGTGATCCTTAAATCCGCTAACGCCTTCGCTGCCTATGGTCTGGCTGGCAAATATGACGCTGACGGCTTTTTCGTGCCGCTGGCGGACGGTGACACCGCCGACAAGGTGAAGGGGATCTACGTTCGTCCGTATCCGACCACATCGCAGCCAGACATGGTTCGCCAGGTGGGGACGGATAAGAACTTCCCGGGTGACGCCATGAAGCGTGGCTACATGACCGTTAATCTCGGTTCTGATTTTGATGCCAGCACCATCAAAAAAGGCGACCCGGTATACGTTGTCGTCTCCACTGATGAATCCATCAAAGTGCCGCTGGGCGGCTTCATGTCCACGTCCGTCAGTGGCAAAAACGTGGCGCTGACCAACGCCGAATTCACAGGGGCCGGTGACGCTAACGGCAATGCAGAAATCTCCTGGAAGATTTAAGGAACAGACGAATGATTACTTTTGATCAGGCAACCGTTGATAGCTCTGGTGCCTTTCTCATCGGGGAGCTGGAGCGACTCGACCAGACGCTGAACCTGCCGCTGGTGGGTTACACCTGGACCCGCGATATTCAGCTGCGTGAAGACGTTTCTATCGCAGATGACATTTCCAGCTGGACTAACACCAGTTTTGGCGCTGCTGGTACTGGCGCAAATCCGAATGGTAAAAACTGGGTAGGCAAAGACTCCACCGCTATTGCTGGCGTGAACGTGGATATCAGCAAAGACGGCAATCCACTGAACCTCTGGGGTATGGAACTGGGCTGGACCGTTGTAGAGCTGGCAGCAGCTCAGCAGGTAGGTCGCCCGATTGATACCCAGAAGTACGACGGGATGCAGCTCAAATGGCAGATGGATAACGACGAGCAGGTTTACATCGGCGATGATGCGCTCGGCCTGAAAGGGCTGGCAAACCTTGTCGGTGTGACGCTGAACAATGCGCCGAAGACCTGGGCGAACTCAACCAACGACGAGATCCTCGATAGCGTGAACAGCATTCTGTCTAATGCCTGGGCAGCATCCGGTTATTCCATCGTGCCTTCTGATCTGCGCATTCCGCCAGAGCAGTATTCACTGCTGGCGAGCCGTAAGGTTTCCGAAGCGGGTAACCAGTCACTGCTGACCTATCTGGCTGTGAACACTATCGCTTTCCACCAGAACGGCGTTCCGCTTGAAATCAAAGCGGTCAAATGGCTGAAAGGGCGTGGGGTTGGCGGTAAAGACCGTATGATCGCCTACACCAACGACAAGAAATACGTGCGCTATCCGCTGGTGCCGTTGCAGAGCGTTCCTGTCCAGTATCGCGGTCTGTATCAGATTGCGACCTACTACGGCAAGCTCGGTGCGGTTGAGCCAGTGTACAAAGAAACCCTGTCCTACGTGGACGGTATCTGATAACCAGAACGGCCCCGAAAGGGGCCAGAAGGGAACTGAAAATGGCGAAAGAAAAGCTGGTTACCATCCATGTTCACACCCCGTTTACGCTGACGCTCGGCGATCAGTCAAAAAGGGAGTTTGGCCGGGGACGGCATAACGTACCGGAAGAGGTCGCGTCGCACTGGTTCACCCAGGCGCACTCCGAGCTTTCCGAAAGCGTGATTAGCGACACCGATGATCTGCAACCCATTATCGACAGCCTGCAAGCTCAGATTGCCGACAAAGATAAGCAGATTATCGATAAAGATCAGTTGATTGCCGATCTGCGAGAAGCGCTGCTCAAGCTGCAAGAGCAGAACGACAGCCTGCAAGCGCAGATTGCTGCCGCCCAGACTGGCGGTAATGGGGCGAAAGATGCCAAAGAATCAAAGCCTGCCAACAGTAAGTGATTTTCGGCGCGACTTTCCACAGTTTGCTGACCCTGCCAAATATCCCGAAGCACAAATCCAGTTTCGTCTGAATCTGGCTGATGTGCTGCTGAGCGAAAACGTCACCGGCAAAGAGTTGTTTCCGTACTTTGTCGAGTTGTTCGTGGCTCACTACATGACGCTCTGGGCGGCAGATAGCCGGGCAATGCTCGTCGGCGGCCCGGGCGGCTCAACCAATGGTGTTCAGTCCTCCAAGTCCGTTGACAAGGTAAGCGTCAGCTATGACACCAGCGCGACGCTAAACCCTGACGCAGGCTTCTGGAATAACACCCGATATGGCGCTGAATTTTATCAGCTGATCACGATGTTCGGTGCAGGCGGTCGCCAGCTATGAGTTTCAAAAGCGGTGTAACAACGAGGGTGGATAACGCTAAGGCCATTCTGGATGCGCTCAGGTCGTTAACCAAAAAAGATGTGCTGGTCGGCATCCCGGAAGAAGACAGCGAGCGTGAGGATGTTCCGTTTGGTAATGCCGGGATCGGTTACGTCAACGAATACGGCTCACCAGCGCAAAACATACCCCCACGCCCGCACCTGATCCCCGGCGTTAAATCCGTAGAGGAACAGACGGTGCCGCAGCTCAAAGCAGCGGCGCAGGCTGCGCTTGATGGAAATGCGGCGGGTGCAGAAAGAGCGCTTAACCGCGCCGGAACGCTGGCCGCGAATGGCGTCAGGAGTTACATGACCATTACCGGCTTTACACCGCTTGCTGATAGCACCGTTGAAGCCCGTGCACGCCGTGGCCGCAAAGGGGCAAAAGCGGAACTTGCGCGGCGCGCTGCTGGCGAGTCTCCCGGAACCGACCTGGTGAAACCGCTAATTGACACCGGGCAATATCGCAGAGCCATTACCCATGTTGTGAGGGATAAAGATGCCGAATCTTGATGTGACGGACGTACTTTTTGACCCCGATTTTTGCGACTTCAACCTGTGGGTAACGCGTCGCGCGCAAACGGTGGACGAGGACGGGATCGGCAGCGACAGCGAAGTTAAAACGCAGTTTGCCGGAGTTGTTACCGTTGACCGCTCTCTCGAAAACCGACGTATGCAGTCCGGCCAGGTTATCAGTGGCGCGATTCTCATCGTGACAACTGAGCGGCTGACGCAGGGGCAGACTGGCCGTGATGCCGATATCGTGACGTACCAGAACCGTGATTATCGTGTGACATTCGTCGACCCGTACACGGCTTACGGTGCTGGCTTTGTCCAGGCACATTGCGAATTACTGCCGTTTGATGGGGGAACTCCCGTTGAGCAATAACACCAGCACAGAGCGCGGCTGGCTGACACCCACCAGCGGCGATCCTGATTATGACGAAGCGCTCGACAGGCTGCTAAGCCGATGGATGCGCAATGTTTCCGGCTTGCCTGCGGGGATGGTTCGCCCGCGCTGGCAGAAAGAACAGCCATCACTACCGTCAGTTGAAACGAACTGGTGTGCGTTCGGCGTTACCGGGTGGCCCATTGATAACAGTCCTGCATTCACCAATCAGACCGACGAGGGCGCTCAGCTCTGGCGGCATGAAACGTTCGAGTGCATGGCGTCGTTCTATGGCCCGGCTGGTATGTCTTATGCGTCCCGTTTTCGCGATGGCATATCTGTCCCGCAAAACAATGCTGAGCTGAACGCGCTTGGTTTGTCTCTGGGCGACTATACCGGTCTGACCCCTTTCCCCGAACTTATCAACCAGCAATGGGTTCGCCGCTACGACATGACGGTGCGCCTGCGCCGGAAGGTCGTGCGCGAGTACGGCATTAAATCGCTGGTGGAAGCGCCAGTCACCTTTTTTGGAGAATAAACTATGACGCAGGGCTTACCTGTATCCAACGTTGTAAACGTTGATGTGATCATCTCGCCGAAAGCGGCTACTGGTCGTAACTTCGGCGCATTGCTAATCCTTGGCTCTTCCACTGTCATTCCGGTGACAGAACGTACTCGCCTATATGCTTCCGTTGAGGACATTGGCGAAGACTTCGGTGTCGACAGCCCGGAATATAAAGCAGCGCAGGTTTTCTTCAGCCAGTCACCGAAGCCGACGCAGGTTTATGTTGGCCGCTGGGCGAAGACGCTGACCTCTTCCGAAGGTGGAAGCGTGGAAACCATCGTGCAAGCTGTTAATGCCTGCCTGCAGTATACCAACTGGTATGGGCTGGTTGTCGCTGATGATGTTGCTGATGGCGATGATGTGCTTGATGCTGACGACGTGATTGAGGTTGCTAAACTCATCGAAGCGTCCAGCCTGAGCCGCATTTTCGGGGTAACGTCAGCCGACGCTGAGATCATCAGCACGACTTCGACGACCGATGTTGCGTCTAAATTAAAGGCCGGTAAGTATTCCCGTACCTTTATTCAATATTCCACCAGCAGCCCTTATGCGGCGGTTTCAGCTTTCGGTCGCGCGTTTACTGTCAATTTCAACGGCAGCAATACCACCATTACCCTGAAATTCAAACAGGAACCGAGCGTAACCTACGAAACGCTGACGGTAGGACAGGCGGCGGCTGTGGATGCGAAGAATGCGAACGTGTTCGTGTACTACGCCAACGACACGGCGATCCTGCAACAGGGTGTCATGGCGAACGGTGACTTCTTCGACGAGCGCCACGGGCTCGACTGGTTGCAGAACTACGTTCAGACCAACCTCTATAACCTGCTTTACACCAGCACCACCAAAATTCCGCAGACTGATGCCGGTGTGACCCGTCTGCTTTCCAACGTTGAACAGTCCATGGATCAGTCCGTCACGAACGGTCTGGTAGCGGCTGGCGTGTGGAATGGTGGCCCTATCGGACAGCTGAATTCCGGCGATACGCTGACCAAAGGCTATTACGTGTATGCGCAACCGCTGTCCGAACAGGCGCAGGCCGACCGCGAAGCGCGCAAAGCACCGTTAATCCAGGTGGCCTGTAAGCAGGCTGGCGCAGTTCATTATGCCGATGTGCAGATCAACGTGGTTCGCTAAGGAGCGATAAATGGCAACTTATTCTTTTCTCGATGTAACCGCGTCGCTCACCGGGCCGACCGGCGTTATCGATCTTGGTCAGGGTTCTGCGAACTCTGAGGAAGGTATCACCCAGACCATGGGCGGCAACAAAAACACCATGACCATCGGTGCCGATGGCGAGGTGATGCACAGCCTGCACGCCGATAAGTCAGGCACCATTACGGTGACGCTACTCAAAACCTCCCCGGTGAATAAAAAGCTGTCTCTGGCGTATAACGCGCAAAGCCAGTCCTCTGCCACCTGGGGCAATAACGTGATCGTCATTCGCAACACGGCATCGGGTGATATTTCTACTGCGCGTTCGTGTGCATTCCAGAAACAGCCTGATTTCAATAACGCTAAAGAGGGCGGAACCGTCGCCTGGGTATTCGACTGCGGCAAGATTGACCAGCTTCTCGGGGAGTTTTAACGCATGGAATTCGAAATTAAAGGCGTGAAATATCGCACCGCAAAGCTCAGCGTTTTCGAACAGCTGAAGGTGTCCCGCAAGCTGTTGCCGGTTCTGGCCGGGATGGTTTCGGACTTCCGGAGCGTTCAGGAGAAGATCAGCAGCAAAGACACCGAAGGCGCGATGGCTACCATCCTGCCAAAGATTGCCAATGCTGTGTCCGATCTGAGTGATGGCGACGTGGACGCTATCCTGTTCCCCTGTCTTTCCGTTGTTTCACGCGAGCACATGAAAGGCTGGGTGCCGGTCTGCCAGCATGGCGAAATGGCGTTTGACGATATCGACCTGCTTACCATGCTGCAACTGGTGGCGCGGGTGGTCGCCGACTCGCTGGGAAATTTTTTGCAAGGACTCCCTACCAGCGAGACGCCCACCCCGCCAGCGGAATAACCTTCAACAGCCTGCCGGGCGGTGAAGACTTTATTCTTCGTCCGGCGCTTGCCTTCCATATTGACCAGAAAGACCTTAACAGCGGTGCGGTAGACCTCTGCCGTATCGCGCTTCTCAATGACTACCTCGACATGCGCGAGGATAACGACGCCCGGGTAGATAAATGGAGAGCGGCCAATGAGCGGTAACGCAGATACGATTAAAGATTTCCTTGTTTCGCTGGGATTCGATATCGATCAGGCTGGCGCTAATAAGTTTGAAGCCGTGCTGAAAGGCGTTACCGCGAACGTTCTGAAGGTCGGCGCGGTGGTGAAAGGCTCAGCGCTTAGCATTGTCGGATTTACCACCCAGATCGCGAATGGTCTGGATAAAATTTACTGGGCATCCCAGCGGACGGGGGCCAGCGTCCAGGGCATCAAAGCGCTGGGCTATGCCGCATCGCAAACCGGTGCCAGCGCCGAGTCGGCCATGTCCTCTCTTGAAGGGTTGGCTGGTTTCATGCGTAGCAATCCGGGGGCGGAAGGGTTCCTGAACCGTCTGGGCGTACAGACCCGCGATGCCAGCGGAAAGATGCGTGATACTGCGGCCATCTTTACTGGCGTTGGGCAAAAGCTCAACAACATGCCGTATTACCGCGCGAAACAATACGCGCAGATGCTTGGCATCGATGAAAACACGCTGATGGCGATGCGCAGAGGGATGGGGCAGCTCAGTTCTGAGTACGCGTTGACGGCAAAGCGTATTGGTTTTAATGCTGAGTCAGCGGCTAAACAGTCCAATATTTTCATGACCTCCATGCGTAATCTGACGATGACGCTTGGACAGGCGAAAGACAAGATTGGCTCTAACCTAGCTGGTGGCCTTGCTGGCAGTATTGATAACTTCCGCAGGCAGATACTCGACAACTGGCCGAAGATTGAAGCGGTCATCACGAAGATCATCAAAGGAATTCTCTGGGCAGGTGACGCGATTACCCGCGTGTTATGGCGAACTGGGCAAGCTGTTGAGGGTGTGATCGCCTGGTTCAAAAAGCTGAACCCAGCCACGCAGCAGCTTATCGCATTGTTCAGTGGGCTGTTGGTTGCATGGCGGCTGCTAAATACCGCTTTCATGTCATCACCCTTGGGCATGATAACGACGCTTATTATTGCACTTGGTCTGCTCTTGGATGATTACCAGACGTGGAAAGAAGGTGGCAAAAGCCTGATTGACTGGGGGAAATGGAAGACTGAAATTGATCAGGCCGTCAAAATGATTGGTGACCTGAAAAAGACTGTTACGGACCTGACAAAAGCGCTGGCTAAGTTGCTCGGTATTGACCCCAAGTCATGGTCCCTAAAGTGGGATTTTAGCAACTTCATTTCGCAAATGGGTGAGTTCGGCAAGATGCTGAACATGATCGCTGATTTGCTGAATGCCATAAAAGATGGCAACTGGGCGCAGGCCGCTAGTATAGGCAAACAGCTGCTAAATCAGGGCAGCGAAAATCCGTCAGCGATGCCGATGGTAACAGACAGCGCCAACGGTACCGCCGACTGGATTAAAGAGCACTGGGGATTCGATCCTCGCAGCGTGGGCCGAACGGTGCGCGGCTGGTTCGGTGATGATGAGCCTGAACAGCTCGGCCAGTCAGTTAAGCGGCCACAGCCAACCAAAGCAGGCTCTGAACTGCTGGGATGGATGCAGCCGATGCTTACCAACCTGGAACAGCTCTACCGGCTTCCGGAGGGGTTATTGCGCAGTGTGGCCATAACGGAATCTGGCGGTAATCAGTTCGCCGTTTCAGGCGCTGGCGCTAAAGGTCTGTTTCAGTTTATGGATGGTACGGCGCGCGACATGGGCCTTCGCGGAAACGATGTATTCGACCCGCAAAAGTCAGCTCAGGCCGCAGCTAAGTACCTCAGCCAGCTGTTGCGGCAGAACGGCGGAGACCTTAGCAAAGCACTGGCATCATATAACTGGGGGATCGGGAATGTTAAGCGCTATGGCATGGGGTTAATGCCGCAGGAAACGCGTAACTACATTCCGAAAGTAATGAGCAACATGCCCACCAGCGCCCCGGTGATTCAGCAGGAAACGAATATTAACATCCACGGCGTTTCCGATCCTCGCGAAGCTGCCCGTTTGACTGTTGACCGTCAAAAGGGCGTGAATTCACAGTTAACCCAGCAACTCCCCGCAGGACCGAGATAATGGATATTTTATCAGCGATTTTTCGCCAGCAATCCCGGCGAATTGGCATATTAATTCCCAGCGTGGTCGTCTCCGAAAAGCATTCTGATGCGCTCGAAATTACTGAGCACCCGGTGGAGAAGCCAACAACGAATAGTGCCTCGGGTTTCATCGCCGATCATGCGTATAAGCGTCCCAGCGAAGTCACAATGGAATGCGGCTTCGCTGGTGGCGGTTCGTTGCTGGACTTCATTGATACATCTTCAATCGGTCTTAGCGCTGGGCTTAGCCCTAAGGAGACATACCAAAAGCTGCTGGATATGCAGCTTGAGCGCGTGCCGTTCGATGTGGTGACCGGAAAGAGGGTGTACACCAATATGCTGGTGCGTGCCATTGAGGTGACTACCGATAAAACCAGCGAGAACGTGCTGAACTGCACGCTTACCCTGCGTGAGGTCATCATAACGCAGACAAAAAATGTCACTGTTGCTGATAAATCCGATATGCAGGATGGTGTTAGTACATCTGCGGTGCAGAATTCCGGGACTAAATCCACCACCCCGGTAAATGAATCGGTAATTAAGTCAACGGGGTGGTTTGATGGGCTAAAAGGAACCAGTCTTGGCAACTCTATAGGTATCCAATGAATGTAACTGAAATCCCTTTATCGCCGGATAACCAGCTATTTCGCATTCAGTTAGCAGAGACAACATACACGCTGAGAGTCATTTGGCGTGATTCTGCTGGCTGGATTCTGGATGTACAAGATAGCAGTGGCGAACCGCTTCTTTCTGGTGTGCCGCTGGTAACCGGTGTAAATCTTCTTGAGCAATATCCTCAACTAGGTATTAACGGGGCGCTGCTCGTAGGCTGCGATGTGGGCGCACCGGACGAGCCAACCAAAACCAACCTCGGCACATACAGCCACCTCATTTTCGTACAGGAGTAGAAATGTCTCTTAACTGGATGCGCCATTTTGAGTTGCAGCTGTTGGACCAGAACGGGCAGGGTATTTCCCTGTCTGACTTTAAAGTCACGTTCCAGATCGAGTGGGCAGATACACGCTGGCCGCGCGTGGCAAACGTGAAAATTTACAACCTTTCGACCGATACCACGAACAAGATACTGGGGCAGGAGTTTGCAAAAATTCGCATCATTGCCGGGTATGACGGTATTGCGCCGGATGTTGATGCGAGCCAGGTTGGTGTCGCCCGGGAGATTTCACCAGACCAGGTAGGGCAGGTGAACGGTCAGAACTACGGCCTGATATTTGACGGTGATATTCGCTTCACCGTCACCGGGAAGGACAACATCACCGATTCCTGGGTGCTGATTCAGGCCATCAGTAACCACGAAGCGTTCCTCTACGCGACTACCATCACCACGCTTGCCGCTGGTTATACCGTTGCGGACCTGCACCGGGCGACTATGCAGGATTTCAACGCGTTCGGCGTGACGCAGGGCATTACCGGTGACTTTCCTGATACCGTGTTTCCTCGTGGCCGTGCGATTTATTCATCCACCCGTAACGTGATGGATAATATTGCTGCGCAGTGCAAAGCGACATGGCAGCTGGTGGATGGTCAGGTCCAGATGGTGCCGGAGGATAAATATATTCACGAAGCCATTGTGTTGAATGCCGATACTGGCCTGATCGGTATGCCGCAACAAACGATGGGCGGCGGAGTAAACGTGCGGTGCCTGATAAACCCAAACATCCGTATTAATGGTCTTATCCAGCTCGATCAGGCTTCGGTGTACCGCGCCACGCTCGGCAATAGCGAAATAGCACAGTCGCCCGGGCGTATCACCGAAACAGAAGAGAACGGCAACCGTGTGCTGACCGGCACGACGTCACAGGCTGCCAGCATTGCGACGGATGGCGTTTATATCGTCAAAGCTATCGACTATACTGGCGACACCAGAGGTCAGGCGTGGTACATGGATTTGATGTGTTTTGCGCGTGGCAGTCGTGATTTGGTTAATGCTGGTGCTATGCAAAAAACAAACTACTGAGGTACGGGACGTGAAACTCGTAATTTTTACCATTGCAGCATTATTTTCTTTCCAGGCTATTGCTGATTCTCAGTGTGGTGATTTCAAAATCCATTGGGCTGATGATGGTTTCGCTCGCGTAAACGGAGCTAAACCTGAATCGCAAAAAGTGACATTTCTTAAAAATGACGGTGATTATAATAACGTCAAAATTGAATGGCGCTTAGCGACAAATCAACCTGGGCGATGGGTGGGAATGGAGTTTATTGGCCGTAATGGTAAAGCAATCCTGAATGCTCAGTGGCTGCAAGCAAATATGGATGCACCACGTCAGTATGCAACATACGACTGCGTGAAGGTTAAGTGATTCTTCGCATGATCAAAAAACCAGTGCCATTTCGATTTTCTTCACTGTTACAATGCGGGAAACATCAATAGAGCTCGGCGCATGGACAAAGAAACAAGAAAGCAAATAGAGAGAGATCTCGATAATGAATTAATGAAAATGTTATCCGTTGTAACGATGGATAAGTTTTCCAGCTTTCTCGTGGAAAGAGGAATTGAAGGTTTAACATGTAAGGTGTGCGGCAGTGACGACATTGGTGTTCCTCTTATGGCTCCTATTGGGCATCAGGCTTTTTTAAATTATTCGAAAGTTGATGGCGGTGGACCTCCGCACTCCCTTTATAATTATGAGTACAGGCTACCATGTAACAACTGCGGATTTGTGCATAGTTTCGCTGTTTACCCTGTGCTTAAATGGATAGAAGATCAGGAGGGAGACGGTGGCTCAAAGGCAGACTGATAACGTAACGATGGGGAGATTCCCGCCGCTCAGAAAAAGAGAGGGTGGCGAACCACCAACAGGAGACGATGACATGCAACAGCGAGTAAGGGAGCTTGAAAAAGACGTCCAGTCTATCAAGACAGACTTGGCTGTCATGAAATCAAATTACGCCACAAAAGAAGACGTCAGCAACGCCAAGAACAGTATCATTATGTGGGTTGTCGGTGCGGTTATTTTTGCTCAATTAATACCTGCGCTTCCTGCAATCCTTGATGCCGTCAAACGAATGTTGAGTGGCTAACTAACAGCCAATTGCTTCAATCCATTCTTTGATCACTAACCCGCCTCCGAGCGGGTTTTTTTTATGGGGTTTTTATGCCAATTCCAACTCAATCACAGATCGGCGGTGAGCAGCAGACTGCGCAGGCCATTGCCGATTCGGTGTCTACCCAGATGCGCGTAGCGATTCCAGGCATCATTCAGTCGTTCGATCCTGACGCTGTTACTTGCACAGTAGAGGTGGCGCTTCGCGGTATTGTTGGCGACGACTCCACCGAATTAAAACCGCTGGTGGATGTGCCGGTTATCTTCCCGCGCGGCGGCGGTTGCACGCTGACCTTTCCGGTAAAAGAAGGCGACGAGTGCCTGCTGCTCTTTGCCGACCGTTGCATCGATTTCTGGTGGCAGAGCGGCGGCGTTCAGGAGACAGTCGACCCGCGCCAGCATGACTTATCTGATGCGTTCGCCATCGTTGGCCCGCAGTCGCAAGCACAGAAAATCAGCGGTATCAGTACCAGCGCCGCGCAGCTGAGAACCGATGATGGTGCGGCGTTCGTAGAGGTTGCCGCAGGACATAACATCACCGTTCAAACACCGGGCCAGCTCACGGCTACGGCTGAGGGTGGAACGACAATCACATCCCCGACTATCACGCTGAACGGCAACGTAACGATTAACGGTAACCTGTCTCAGGGAATGGGAGAAAGCGGCGGTACTGCGACGATGCTTGGGCCGGTGACGGTAACGAATGACGTAACAGCTTCTGGTATCAGTGTCGCCACGCATAAACATGGCGGAGTACAGACTGGCGGGGGAACTACCGGAGGGCCGCAATAATGCGATACCGTCGCGAAGATACTGAAGGCGATTACACTTTCGGCCAGGGTGACGATACTTTCCTTATCGACAGTCCGGAATGTGTCGCCCAGGCCGTAAAAACCCGTTTCGAGCTGTGGCGCGGTCAGTGGTTTCTCGATCTGACGGAAGGCACGCCGTATGTCCAGTCAGTGCTGGGTAAGCAGCGTTCTGACGTCTACATCCTGGCCATACGCGAACGCATACAGGATACACCGGGCGTTCTGTCGATTCTTTCCTTCGATACCAATTATGACGGCACCAGCCGTCGCGTCACCTTCACTTCCTCCATTGACACAATCTACGGCCAGACGACTGTAACAAGCGAGGCATAAATGGCTTTGAACCTCGACACGCTGGGGCTATCGGCAACGGTAACCGCCCAGGGGATTAGTGCGCCTGATTACCAGACAATCCTTGATACACTGACCAGCTATTTCAGGCAGATTTACGGTAGTGATGCCTACCTCGAACCAGACAGCAAAGATGGGCAAATGGTCGCGCTGGTGGCTCTTGCGGTGCATGACGCTAACAATACCGCTATCGAGATCTACAACTCTTTTTCACCGACGACAGCGCAGGCCGCAGCGCTTAGCAACAATGTGAAAATTAACGGGATCACGCGAAAAGTAGCGACAAACTCTACTGCTGACCTTCTGTTAACCGGTACGGCAGGCACGACTATCACGAATGGCTCCGCACGGGATAAAAACGGCATTATCTGGAATTTTCCAGCGAGTGTGGCGATCGGCGTTGATGGTACTGTGCTGGTGACGGCCACATGTGCGAATAGCGGTTCGGTTGCGGCGCTGGCCGGGACTATTACCACTATCAACACCCCGACCCGAGGTTGGGTGTCGGTAACCAATCCAGTTGCGGCTACTGTCGGTTCACCAGCCGAAACCGACGCAGAGCTGCGCATTCGGCAGGGGCAAAGCGTCGCGCTACCATCGATCACACCGTTTGAAGGTGTCGACGGTGCTATTGCTAATGTTAATGGCGTGACACGTCACAAACTGTACGAGAATGACACTGGCTCGACAGATAGCAACGGGCTGCCGCCTCATTCCATTTCTGCGATTGTTGACGGCGGTGATGTGACAGAAATCGCCCAGACTATCAGGGGCAATAAAGGGCAGGGAACAGCAACTTACGGGAAAACTTCTGTCACGGTGCCAGATACTTACGGTAATCCCCACGTCATTAACTTTTCGCGCTCGACCGACGTACCGATTTTCGTAGCCATTACCCTGAAAGTTTTTACCGGGTATACCTCTCAAATCGGCGAGCAGATCAAACAGGCTGTTGCCGATTATATTAATGGCCTGACAATTGGCGACGACGTGCTGCTGAGCCGTATTTATTCCCCGGCAAACCTTGGCGTGGTAAGCGGAGGCAGTGCTCGCTATTACGACATTCAGGAGCTGCTCATCGGCAAATCCTCTGACTCAGTCGCAAGCGGAAATATCGATATTGCTTATGACGAATCTGCGTCATGCGTTGCGAGTCACGTCACTATCACGGTGACCTCATGAGCAAATACACCGAACTGATCACTAACTACCATGCTACCAAGCCACTCTTTTTTGACCATATAGATCTGAGCACCCGCCCGCTGATTGATGTGTCCAGCACTATGTCAGGGCTTGTAACAGCCTTCGATATCGATACGGCGGTTGGCGTGCAACTCGATATCCTCGGCCTGTGGATTGGGCGTAGTCGTATAGTCAGCCAGACAATTAGCGGCGTTTATTTCAGCTGGGACACTGACGGGCTCGGATATGACCAGGGCATCTGGCAAGGGCCATATGATCCTGATTCTGGCTATACGACGCTGAGTGATGAGACGTACCGCATCATTCTGAAAGCGAAAATCGCTATCAACAACTGGGATGGTCGGAACGACTCTCTGCCTCCCATCCTTGACGCTGCTACCGCAGGCTCTGGACTGAAGATGCAGATCGTCGATAACCAGGACATGACGATATCGGTCTGGGTTTTTCCCGAGACTGATATTTCTGATGTGTCACTCGAACTGATAGCCGCTATCAAACAGGGTTATCTCACCGTTAAAGCTGCTGGTGTATGGGCTGGCGGCGTTGAAACACCCTCGGTCGAAACACCGTCCGAAGGAACAAAATTCTTTGGATTTGACATGGATAACGAATACATCGCCGGTTTTGATGACGGCGCATGGGGGAGATTACTTTAATGGCTGGAACTAATGATTTTAAAGCGTTTGCGACAGATGCTAATGCAAATGTTACCTCGCAGGAGGAATGGGAGACGCTAACCGCACTGAAGAAAGGATTCTCCTCGGGTAAAGCATCCAGCGCACAGGTCAGTAAAGCGCTGCGCCAACCGTCGACGATGGCGGCTGTACTGGGGCAGTTTATCGCGAACGCCGAACTGGACGCGCTCGATGATGGTGACGTTGATGGACTGGTGGCAAAGCTGGCGACAGCGATTACCACAAACCTTGGTTTGGGAGCGTCAGCTTTTGGCCTGCAAAACATAGTCGTGTTTAAC